ACTGGGCAAGAGACTTCGTGTCGATGCGAGACAAGACGAACAGTGCTCCTGAGAGCAAGGCCAGAGCCACAGCGATCTCGAGGATTGCCTTGGCCTTGACCTCGGTTTGCATCGTCTTCAGATTGCTGGTGACCTGGTTGAGTACCCCTGTTGCCGAGGTGACAAGCCCACTGAAGCTCTTGACCAGCTTGCGCACCTGGATGTACAGAAGGGTCAGGAAGCCAGTGTTGATGACGGCGAGCGTGTCTTCGAGACCAACGCCGTCCTTGAGTGAACTGATCTTGTCCTTGATGAACTGGACGCCTTCGGCCACAGCGTGAGCGGCACTGACCACGAAGCTCTTGACGGCGACGAACGCTCGTCCAATCGCCTCGAATCCCTTGTCGACTCTGACCGCGGCTTGATGTGCCTTGTCCAGCGAGGCAGTGACCGTGTCGAGACCCTTGCCAGCTCCAGCGGCGCCTGCGCCACCGAGACCGCCAAATATGTTCGACAGATCGATCTTCTGCACACCACCCGTGAGGGTGTTGATGAGCTTCTGGATGTTTGCGAGCACAGCCTCGACGATGGGGCCGATGTAGTCGAACGCCGAGCCGATCTCGTCGAGGAATGCTCCCGCACCACTCGTGGTGAGCGTGGCGAACGCCTCGATGATCGCACTGATCAGGCCGACGATGGGCGTCAGAACGCGCGCCTTTGCCTCCTGCAGACCGTCGAAGAACTTCCCGAGCTTGTCGCCCTCCACGAGCCAGTCGCGAAGGCCGATGACCAGCTGAGCGATCCCGGCAAGAAGATCCAGAACGCCACCACTAGCACCGCCCACCACACCGGTCATGTCGAAGATGTTGTCGACGACCGCCTTGATGATGCGCCAGCCGATGTCCAGGATGGCGAAGAGACCCTTGAATATGGTCTTGAGCTTCTCGGCGGACGGGCCGCTGAGCGTCAGGTGCGCCGTGAAGTCACGGAGCGCCTTCGTCATGTCCGCGAGGTCCTTACCGGTCTTCGCCGGGAAGATCTCACGGAACGCGTCCCTGATCGGACGAATGACAGACAGCAGGCCGTTCCAGAGGTTCTTCACCGTCTGGATGGCTGCATCCCGGCCCCCGCTCGCCTTCCAGTCCGCGAGAAGCTTGTTGCGAGCGTCTGCGTTGGCCTTGAGGATGCCACCGAGCGTGTTGTTCAGGCCGGTGAAGAGGCTCTTGGCCTCGCCGAAGTCACCGAAGACAAGCTGCCACGTCTGTGCCCAGCCAGACCCCACAGTCTCCTGCAGGGTGTTGACCAGCTGAGACATGGTCTTGACCTTGGTGGCCGCGTCCGTGGCCGTCTTGCCCATCTCGATGATGCGCTTGATCTGGTGCTTGTTGAAGCCTTCAGCAGCCAGATCCGCCTCTGTCATCGAGCCGGCGAACTGCTTCAGCGTGCTGGTCAGGATGTCCGAGTTGAGCCAGCCAGTCTGGAGGCTGTTCCGGAAGCTGCCTTCCTTCTTGATGATGGAGTCGACAGCCACGCCGTGAGCGCGTGCCGTCGTCTTCAGCGCCTCCTGGAAGACCTTGCCGCCCATGCCGGCGTTGACAACCGAGTTCCAGTCCATCAACTTCACTGTTCCGGACGCAAGCGCCTGGGACAGCTGGTACATGGCGGTAGATGCCTGCTGCGAGTTCGAACCCGACACAGCGGCCAGGTTCGCGATGCCCTTGATCGCCTCGGTCGCCGGCTTGAGCTTGACGCCCGCAGCCGTGAACGTACCGATGTTGCGGGCCATCTCGCTGAAGTTGTAGATGGTGAGGTCGGAATAGTCGTTCAGCGTCTTGAGGGCGCCGTTGACCTTGTCCAGACCCTTCTGACCCTTCAGGCCAGTGTTGGCAAGGATCGTCTGCACCGAGTTCAGCGTGGTCTCGTATTCCTTGAGACCTTGCTGGATCGGTGCGATCGTGAGCGACTTGGCGAAGTGGAGACCTGCGTCGACAGCCCGGTTGGCGATGTTCGACAGGGCTGTGACGCCAGCCACAGCCATCGCAGCGAAGCCCTTGTTGATCCGGACGATGCCGTTCTCGATCGTGCCGAGAGGCAGTCCGCTGGCGGCGCGAGAGACCTCAGAGAGGCCCTTGCCAGCGCCAGAGAAGTTCAGACTGGCCTTCAGCTTGTCCATGATGGACAGCGTCTCAGTGGCGCCCGACTTGAGCTGCGTGTTGTCTATCTTCATTTCGACAATTTTGTTGTCGATTGTGTCGCTCACTTCGAAGTCACCACCTTCCAGGCTTGGTCTGCGATTTGGTCAAAGACGGGCTTGATTGCGGGGTTGATGAAGTCTCTCCCCTCGACGTATCCTCCAGTTCCGGTGCCGTGACCGTACTGGAGCATGATCACGATCGGCGTTCCCGCCTCCACGTGGCTGTTGGTCCAGGTGATGATGTACTTGCCATCCTCCTGGGAGATCTCATAGCCCCACGCCCGGGCCGTTTCACCCGTGTCCGTGGGAGTTGCTGCAGCGAGAGCATCCGCGCCCTCCTGGGCGAAGCGCTCCAGGCCGGCAAATATGTCATTCGCCTGCATCTCCTTCAAGAACCGCTCGAGGTTGTTGGTGGAGCCTTTCGTCTCCCAAGAGATCATGGCTCCCCCTTCCGGAGCTAGACCAACGTGTAAAGGCCCTCTTGGCCTGTGGGTTCCAGTCGACCTGTTGTCAGCTCTGTGAAGACGCCGGGGACGTTGGTCTGAGTCAGGTCGCCTACTCCGATGTTGGTGAGCTGTGCAAGCCCGCCGACAGAGTCCGGCACGATCGTCTTTGGCCCCCAGAGGGTGACGAGGTTCATGAGCTCTTCGATCGACGGCAAGCGTGCGAAGGTGGTGTCAACGTCGCCGCCAGGAAGATCTGGACTGATGCTGCCGGCGTCTCCACCGTCGATCACGCCTTGATTCCAGGGGCCGTCAACATCTCCACCGTCGTAGACGGCGCCACCTTCGATGGATCCGCCATAGAGAATGGCCTCGACCGCCTCCAGAATGTCCGCGGGGATGTACCTGGAGTCGAAGTAAATATGCGCGGTCGGGTGGTAGCCGTCGATCTTGACGGGGACCGTTGTGAGCCCCCAGGTGAAGACGAGCGGGTCTAGGCTGTCGGTGATAGTCCCTCGAGTCAGGCCGCCAGGAACGGCGGTCAAGTTGTAGAGAATATGCACTCGGTAGCCGAGATCACTGAGCTCGAGATCGTTCCCGACGAGCGTTCGGAACGACATCCCGAACAACCGAGACTCTTGGCTGTCCACGTACAGACCGCCGTCGCCGAGTTCGATGGTGCCCTGGTAGGGCTCGAACTCCTCGGGGTAGGTGTACGCGCTCAGGTCAGCAGCGAAGTCGCCGGAAGAGATGACGTCGTTGATCTTGACGCCATCGAAGTAGACAGGCTCGACCGAGTCCTCCGAGAAGTTCTCATCAAGCGCTGTCAAACCATTCCAAGCGACTCCGCTGTTGTCGGCCTTGTAGAAGACTCCGCGGTCGACTCCGGCCTCGAAGAGACGCTGGCCGGCTTGATCCCACTGAAGCTTGGCCATCACGTCTCCTTTCGTCTAGTCGATGCAGGTGATGTGGTGCGACAGTCCGAGTGAGAGATCTCCGCCTTCGACGAAGACAACTCCATACGCGAGGAAAGCAGTCGCACGCTTGTTGTCGACCTCTTCGGTACCGGAGACAGCTCGCGAGAAGGTAATGACGGGTGGCATCGAACGGAACGCAAAACCGAGGTCAAAGAACATTCGACCAAAGCCGTTGTCCTGAAGACCAGCCGTTGTGGTTCGGACACGAGCCGCCGTATACCCGTCGATGACGCCGGTGTCGAGAACGTCGAGACGCGACTCGTGGCCGGCAATCAAGCCGTCGTGCGCATCGAGACGGCCATCGTCGGTGACTAGAGCAGCCTCAGCTGCATCGAGCCTTGTGTCGAGAGCCGTGCTGAGGTCAGCAAGGTCAGACGCCTCGACAACGACTCGCCACTCTGCCGTGGCCAAGTCGAACCGGTTGATCCGACCAGTCGTCGTGTTGACGATGGTTCGACCATTCCACAGATCTGGGCCAGACAGGTTGTTTCGGGCAACCTGAGTCATCGGAACCACACGATCCCGGAACTCTACGGTTGCAGCGTTTGCTGCGCGAACCACCGGAGCGAACAGGAGGTCCTCGTCCACGGCCGGATACTGGTCGTATGCCATTTGTTACTCCAATCTGTAAAGGCCGTTGGTCGGTGACGCGTAGAGTCGCGTTCCCGGTAGTGCTCGGTTGAGCCCAGGCGTACTTGTCGGATAGAGGTCTCCAGAACCCTCTACAAGATCTGCGAGACCACCAATGCTGTCTGGAATGATGAGAAGTGGGGTCCAGTCGACCAGAAGGTCGAGGATCTCTTCGAGGACAGGCATGCGTGGGGGCGTAGTGGCAGTCCCGTACAAGATGGCCTCGAGGACGGCAAGTGCGTCAGACTCCATCTTGATGCTGTCGATGATGTAGTGCGCCGACGGCCGGTGAGACTCGCTCAACGGCGGTACAGCATTGATGACCCATTCGAGCGGGTTGACGGCCACCGTGTCGGTCAGGCTGGAGTAGCCGCGGCGGTTGAAGCTCGCGATCGCGTTGTACACCAGATGGATCTTGTAGTCGGCCTCGTTCACCATCGTGCGGTACGAGAGACCGAAGCGACCTCGGCGCTGGCGGGTCAGGACGAATCCTGGAACCACAGCAAGATCACCAAGGTTGGCGGAAAAACCCTCCGGAGCCCAAAAGGCGCTCAGGGTTGCCTGGTAGGTCTTGGACGAGACCAGGTCGATGTACTTGACGCCGTCGAAGTAGTAAGAGTTGAGCTCTCCTCCGAGGGCAGCCTCATCGACTGAAACTAGTCCGTTCCAAACAACCCCCGGGGAATTTTCGGGGTAGAAGACGCCTCGATCGACGCCAGCTTCGTACTTTCGTTGGGCATCGCCCCAAACGAGCCGCGCCATCTAGACCTCCTAACCCGTTGTATTGAGCTGGGCCCTCCGCTGCTCGTTGAGCTGACGGTTCCGTGCGATGATGTCCTGCTTCGACATCTTCTTCGGCTTGGCC